GTTGAGTTCAAAACAAAATACCTGAACATTTGGACGGACACCGCCGCCGCCTGGATCCCCGACCGGGTATGGATGGAAGGCGACCGCGCCCGGCCCTTCACCGAGGCCGACCTTACCGGCGCTAAATGCTACGCCGGACTTGATCTTGCAGCCACCGGTGACTTCACCTGCTTTGCCCGGGTGTTCGATAAGGACGGCCAGCTGTACCTGTTGCCTACGTTTTTCCTTCCCGAAGAAACGATTGCCAAACGCACAGACCAGACCGGCGACGCTATCCGCGACTGGGTGCGCCGTGGGCTTATTGAAGTCATGCCGGGCCGGACGGCTGACTACAGGTTCCTGACTAAGTACATTCAGGACGCGCACGCCCGACACCCTATCGAGTGCATAGCATTCGACCGCTTCAACAGCTCGCAACCTGTGGCAGAGTTAACCGAGGCTGGAATGGAGATGGTACCTTTCGGCCAGGGCTATGTAATGATGAACGCCCCGACCCGCGAGCTTGAGCGCCTCGCCCTTAATGGCAACCTGCGCCACGGCGCAAATCCTGTCATGCGCTGGCAGGTGGGAAACGTAGTCCTTACCAAAGACCCGGCCGGAAACGTGAAGATGGACAAAAGCCGATCGGCCGATAAGATAGACGGCCCAGTTGCCGCCGCTATGGCCGTAGGCCTGTGGATGGATAACATGATGACCAGCGGCCCGGCTGAATTCTATGCTTTATAAACCAACCTTAAAAACCTACCCATGAGAAACCTATACATCCGCGACGAGTTCATCGATGAGTTCCACGCGCAATTACCCAAGTACCCGACGTATGAGCAAGCCTACGAAGCGACCGAGGACCTATGCCAGCAGCAGAATAGCCGCCGCCGCTATGCGAACTGGGACAGCTTCCGACAGGTGCTGCACAGGTACCTGAAAAACCGTATGACAAAAAAATGACAAAACTTTACTTGACACGATACAGGTAAAGGTATTACTTTTGAAACCATGAAAACAACACGAAACAACCGCCGCATCTACACCGACATCAAAATGACCGGCTACGGTCACTGGGCTGTGACCATGCCCGTGTACGGTAAGGATTTCACATTCACAACGACTGACAGCAGCGCCATCGACGACTATCGCGACACAGACAGCGAGCGCCGTATGGCCAGCGGCTACCTCGCCCTCCGTGCCGAGTGCATGAGGGTATGGCGAAGCCGCCGCGCAAGATAACCCCGAATGCTGCCGCGAGAGATTCGCGGAGCGGCTGAGTAGTTCTGCCGCATGAAACAAAGGGGTGTTTACTGACAGCCGGGAAAGACCGGCAACCGACCGGGTAGCTCAGTTGGTTAGAGCCTTTGGGGTCGCAGGTTCAAGTCCTGCCCCGGTCACTATCACCTTCCTGAAATCAGGAAAACGATGCAAAACCAATACGACTACATCCGCCACGACCTCACGCCCGGCGACTGGGCTGTATTTTGGGACAGCCAAACCCCCGACCGCTACGTTATTGCGCGGTACAGCCACAGCGAACGCACAACACCGTTTGACCGGCATTGGACGCAGGGCGGCGAATACTTTGCAGAGTGCCTGGCGCAGCCGTTCTTTCATCCGCCAAAGTAAAAAGTAAACAAAGTTTACGCGAACCTAAACAAACCTATTCTAATATTGCCCCGTGCGATTGCTGGGGCTAAACATTACCCGCGCTGCTGCCCTGACTCAGGAGCGGCGCTCTTCGCTTGCGGCCCCTACGCAATGGCTTATCGACGCTATACGCTCCGTCACGGGTGGGACCGGCGAGGGTGTACGCGTAAACCAACAAGCCGCGCTGTCATTGGCTGCGGTTCATGCGTGCGTCCGGGTGATCGCGGAATCGGTGGCAAGTATGCCCCTGCGGTTTTATGGAACCAATACCGACGGATCAAAATTTGTAGATAACGCACACCCGCTATCCTACCTGATCAACGAACCCAACGAGGCGCAGACCCGATACGAGTTTGTGCAATGGATGGCCATGCAGCTCAAGCTGACCGGCAACGCCTACGCGGTCATAACCCGCGACCCCACAACCCAGCGCCCGGTAGAATTGAACCCCATCCCGACAAAGCGGGTAAAGGCGCAGCTGACTCCTACGGGTATTCTGTACCACATCGAAGGCCGCGACGAACCTATCGCCGGAATCGACATGGTACATTTTCGCGGCATGACGGCCGACGACCTGACTACGGGCCTGAACCCCATCCAGCTTCACGCGAATAGCCTCGGCATTACCATAGGCGCTGAACGCAGCACGGCCCGTTTCTACGGCAAAAACGCCAGTCTGAAATGGGCTATCAAATGGAAGGGCGCACAGCCGTCCGTGGAAGCCGCGCAAAAAACCAAGCAAACGTTTATTAATGTGTTGGAAGGTAACGACCCCGTTACCGTGTTGCCCGACGGCACTGATCTTGAACAGCTGAACCTTTCACCGCAGGAAGCCGAATTTATCGCAGCCCGGAAATACGGCGCTGAGGATATTGCCCGGATGTTCGGGGTTCCCGCCTACATGATCGGCGCGGATAGCTCCGGCATAAAATCCTCGGTAGAACAGCAAGCGCAAGATTTCTACACCCAGACCATCCTTCCTACCGTCACGATGATGGAGCAGGAGCTTCGCCGCAAGCTGGCCACTGAAGCGGAAAAGGGAACGTACTACTTCAAATTCGTATTCAACAGCCTACTCCGGGCCGACGCAAAGAGCAGGGCCGAATATTACAACATGGGCATTCGCGGCGGCTGGCTTTCCCCCAACGAGGCGCGAGGGCTTGAAGACTTTAACCCGATGGCCGGCGGCGAAACAACTTACACAGAAAGCAACCTGGTGCCGTCCGACATGATGCGCCCGTGGATTCAATCGAAGATCGACGCAGCCCCGCAAGCCGAGGCGCAAACCAATAACCCCGACGGCAATAATTAAGACATGAGCAAAACAACTGAACAAAATATAGAGCGCCGCACGTTCACCGGAACGGTCGAGCTGCGGATGGCAGAAGGGCAAGATTTCCCGACCGAGGTAACCGGCATTGCAGCTGTTGTAAACCAGCGCACGGACATCGGCTGGTTCGAAGAAGAGATTGCGCCGGGCGCTTTTGATGACGCCCTGACATTTTCCGACATCCGCGCCCTGTTCAATCACGACCCGAACCGCATCCTCGGACGCACCGCCGCCGGCACGGCTAAGGTATGGGTGAACGAGGAAGGACACCTTGCGTATAGCTTCACACCCGACCCATCTAACCCCGAACACGTCAGCGTCGTGCGCTCCATCCAGCGCGGCGACATAACTCAGAGTAGCTTCGCGTTTCGCACAAATGGCGTGCAGTGGGTATGGTCTGAGAAGTACGGTCAGGAAGGCACCCGCCGCATCCTGCGCATGAAAGAATTGTACGACGTTAGCCCGGTAACCTACCCAGCATACAGCGGCACAAGCGTAGGCAGCCGCGATGCTGAGGCCATCCGCCAGGAGCGCGAGGCCATTATCGCAGAACGCGAAGCGCAGACGGAAGCCGCCGCCGCTGAGTTGGCCAAACAACGCAACGCCCGCCGCGATCTTGCCGGCATCATTGCTAAAACTTTGTAAAAACATTCAACAGAATAAACGATGAAACAACTGAAAGAAAAGCGGGAAGCATTGGCCGCCTTGCGTGCCGAATTGCTGACCCTGTCTAAGGCCGAAAGCCTGACCGACGAACAAATCACCCGTATGAGCGAAATCAACGGCGAAGTTGACAAGCTGGCCGGCGAGATTGCCACCCTGGAAGCTACCCAGCGCAGCCTTGCCGCCGTACCCGTGGTACACACCACCGGCACCGGCGAAGCCCGCGAGCAGGACAAGCTGAGCAAGCGCTTCAGCATGATCAAAACCATGACCGAGCTGAGCAGCCGTTCTGCCGTGTCCGGTCTGGAAAAGGAACTGGCCGACGAAGCCCGCGAACAGAATATGCGTGCAGGCTTGACTGCCAGCACCACTGGCGTAACCCTGCCTGCATGGCTGATCAATCGCCGCGCCGCGAAGTCTGAAAAGCGGGACATCACCGCCACAGGTGGCAGCTCCATTACTGAAGGCGGCGGAAACGTGGCTACCAACGTAGGCGGCATCCTGAACGCGCTTGAGTCTTACATGATTTTGAGCCAGCTCGGTGTGCAGATGTTCGACGGCCTTGTTGGAAACCTGCGCTTCCCTGCCAACACCACCGCTCCCGTAGCTACATGGGAAGGCGAAACCGATGCAGCCGCCGAAAACACTCAGACCTGGGCTAACCGTACCCTGAGCGCAAAGCGTCTCGGTGCCTTCATCGACGTGTCTGACCAGATCTTGCTTCAGTCAAGCAACCCGCTGGAAGCTTGGGTTATGGACTACCTGCTGCGTGCCGGTGCCACCAGCCTTGAGCGTGCGGCCATCAATGGCGGCGGTTCTAACGAGCCGACCGGTATCATCGCCAACAGCGACGTAACCGTGACCTTTGCCGGAAACGCAGCCAGCAACGCGACCAATGCCAACGGCGCTAACCAGGTGTATGCTGACTGGGTGAACCTGTATAAGGCCGCGATGGTGAACAATGCGACCATGCAGAACCTCGCCTACATCACCAGCCCGCAAGTTCATGCCGACGCGATGATTCGCCCCAAGCAGTCCAGCGGTGTCGAAGGCAACTTCATCGTGACTCAGGCCGGCGTATCGCCCCTCGGTTTCCCGGTATTGGCCAGCACCAACGTGCCTAGCACCTTGACCAAAGGCACCAGCTCCGACCTGAGCGCCCTGATTTTCGGCGATTTCAGCCAGCTCGCCCTCGGTAGCTGGGGTAACCCGATTCTTGAAATGGACCCCTACACCCAAAAGGTGAACGGCCTGAACCGCTTCCACTTCATCAACTTCGTGGATGCGCTGGTGCTTCAGCCGAAAGCCTTCGCCGTGTGTAAGGACATCGACGCTACCACCCCTGCTTAACCTCTCCTAATCCCCCAATAACCCCCGACACCGGCGCGGTGTGTGGTAGTCAGCCGCGCCGTGTGTTTGGGTTTCCCGGATAGGACTTGAATGCTCCATCCGGGAGCCAGCCGAAAGGCTTAATTATTACCCAAAATGCAGACCCTTAAAATCAAATGGCTAACCAACCCCGCCGCATACGACTGCTGCTACAGCATAGGCGAAGTGTGCGAGCTTGAGGCAAAGCGGGCGCAGCTGCTTATCGACGCTGGAGCCGCTGAACTTCACAGCGAACCGGGCGAAACTGAAACCGCCACCGCCAAACCGAAAGCCGAAACTGCCACCGCGAAACCTCAGCGCAAACGATAACCATGCACCGCCGCATCGTCAACACAATTCAGCCCGCGTCCGCTTACATCTCTTTGCAGGACTGCAAAGATCATCTGCGTCTAATCAACACAGACGAGGACGGCTATATCGCGGCTATACTTGACGCGGCTTTTGACGTGTGCGAAAATTATGTAGGGTACCCGATCCGGTTGACCAACGTACAATTCACGTCCTACACCTGGATTAACGCCGACCTGGATTTTCCCGGGCGGTTTGTTTCCCTTGATTCAATCAAATACTACGCGGAAAACACCAACACCCTCACCACCTTCGCCAGCTCCAACTACGCAAGCAAGGCGCATGAGACCGGGCTTGTGCTTCGATGGAACGACGAAACAACCCTACCCAATACATTCGAAGACCGCATCGACGGTGTGCAATACAACACGCAGATGGGATGGGTACCCGGCACACTTCCCGGCGCTATCCGTGCTGCCGTGCTGCTGAACCTGACCGACCTTTATGAGGAGCGGAAAAACGCCGTCATCGGTACAATCCAAACCACCCTGTCACGCGGCTCGGACTTTCTGTTAAACCCGTATAAACTTCAGCGATTCGTATGAACCCGGGACGGATGGACAGGCAGCTAACCTTGCAGCGTTTCACAACAACGCAAAACGCTATCGGCGAAGGGGTGAAGACATGGACAACCTACGCTGACCGGGTGCCGACCAGCATCAAGCCCGAACGCGCAAGCGAGCGCACCAATGGCGACAAGTTGGAGGCGGAAAACAAAACGACCTTCATAATCCGCTGGATATCTGGCGTAAATGCCGCCGACCGCCTGCAATACGAGGGCGTGATATATGCTTTT